AGAGAGTGACTATGTCTACAAATCAATCTTAGATTCTAAACTGTCACTTTAGAAATAACATCAAAATCAAAACTATGAACAAAGAAAAATACCTTGTGACTGCTGAGGAAGACAGTCTCATTCAAGTAGATTACATCATTGATGTATGTGAAAATAAGTACACAATCATGTACAGCCATGACATGCATTGGAGAAGTGATATCAGAGGCAAAACAATTGGTAGTATAGTTGACACTGGAGATGGATATATCTTCAGTCAATCATTCATCAAAAGAGACATGGACTATTCACTTTTCAGTGAATTGCATGTGCTTCTCACATTCATCAACAAACATGATAACCTATCTTATAAATTCAAATTTGCAAAGATTGAAGGAGGGAACAATGAGTAAACAAAATAAACTCGGAGAAATTGTAACAATTTACAAGCCAGAAAAAGAAGAGCCAAAGAAGAAAAAAAGAGAATTAGACTATTCAATTGGTATTCTTTGTGAATATGATAATGATTGGACTGTGTTCACATCTGATGGTAGGAGATTTTCATTTGTAGACAAGTCTATTGACACATCAAAATTTGAGACAAATCAAGTTGTATACTATTACTTAGATCAGTCAACAATAAAAAATGAAATAGACACCAGAATATATGTAGATCATAAAGGTGAATATAGAGCTTTTATTGTAGATTCAAAGGATGTAAAAAACAAAGTCTATAGTTTAGACTGGGCATTCAATCAGTTGTGGGTGATTGGTGAGAGAAGCTCTTCTAAGTGGACGATTGTTAGAAAACAAGTTGCTGAAATGTTCGAAGAGGAAATAAAAAAAGCATATGAACAAGGATATAAAGACTCTGTTAAAAATGAGAATTATTTCAATGAAACTTTTGGTGATGACTTTAATGAATTAGAATGGAGATAAGTAAAACATTAGAAGCTGTTATAGCTGACCTTAAAGCAAGAGAAGAGAAAGGCATTCAGACATACGGAGGCACAGTAGATGAAGCTAATCTATCCAGAGAGCAATGGCTACAACATGCATATGAGGAAGCTCTTGATCTTTGTATCTACCTTAAAAAGCTGATGTCATGACAGACTTTGAATTGCAATCTGATATCAAATACTACAAAGCAGATGATTGCACTGCTTATATTCAATCAGGCAAAGGAAGACATGGATGGGTGAGTGGATTCAGATTTGAAGGAAAATCAATCACTATTTGCTATCCCCTAAGCAAAGATGATGAAGATATTTTTTCAACAAAAGAAAAGGCAATGGATGCAGCTCTGAAGAATATGGTCAGAGCTATTAAGACTAACAATACAGATGGCAGATTCATCAACATTCTTCAATGCTTAGGAGACGAATGTGTTGTTGATAAGATTGAGAATGAGCTGCACGAAGAAGGACAACTGTGCTTATTTTCCACTTATTAATATGTGGCCATTCAAGAAGAAAGAGAAAGAACAAAAGAAGTTAAATCTTGCTGATGTTCAGCCAGAGCTTATCACTACTTATGTGATTCAATGGAACTTCAATGAAGATATCAGTGACAGTGAAGAGCTCTTTGCAGCTGATGTGCCATTCTGCTTCAATGGAAGAGCAGCAGTGGCTATCCAAGCAGATGTCGAATTCTTGAGCAATGGTACTTATCATGTGGGCAGAAAGACTCAACTATTCTTGCAAGGATCCCCACATCCAATAATCATAGATGTGCCATTCAATGAATTTAAGAAACATTGGCAAGAGATACAAACCAACATCATCATCAATGACCAGCTATCGAGAAGGTAGAAATACCATAGTCACTACAAGTCAAACAGGGCAAAGATTTGCTCTTATGTCAGATATCCATTGGGACAATCCACACTGCGACAGAAAGCTTCTTAAGAATCATCTTGACAAGTGCTTGAATGAGAACATTCTCATAGGTCTGAATGGAGATACTTTCTGCATGATGCAAGGAAAGTACGATCCTCGCAGAAGCAAGAATGATATTCTACCGGAGCACAACAAAGCAAATTACCTTGATGCAGTTGTTGATACTGCCATTGACTTCTTTGCTCCCTATGCTCACCTGATTGTATTCGTTGGATATGGCAATCATGAGACAGCCATTCTCAAGAATTGTGAGACAGATGTGATTGAGAGATTTGTTAGTGGATTGAATAGAGCTGCAAAGACAAATGTGCTTGTAGGTGGATATGGTGGATGGTGGATTCATCGAGTGCAAAAAGGAAGAGCAGTTGCTCTATTCAAAATAAAATACTATCATGGCTCAGGAGGCGGAGGAATCATTACAAAGGGCGTTATCCAAAACAACAGGATGCAAGTAATGATTGAAGGAGCTGACTGCATCTGGTCAGGTCATGTGCATGAACTTTATCATCATGCTGACATGGCTGAATATGTGATACATAGTGCTTCTGGATTCCGCATTGACACTAAGTACATTCATCACATCAGGACAGCATCATACAAAGAAGAATATGATGAGGGATATATGGGATTCCATGTTGAGAGAATGAGGCCACCTAAGCCATTGGGATGCTATGAGATGCAGCTTAATATGAACAGAATTTTAAAGCCTGTTGATACTTATCAAGTTGTGCCTAACTTTATCCAATGGAGAGACAAATAGAATGGCATTTTTCACCACTGCCCAGACAAGCAGAAGCACTTCAATACCTATCCAATGACAGCTCTGTCAATTATGTGCTCTATGGTGGAGCAGCTGGAGGTGGGAAGACAATGCTTGGCTGTACATGGCAAATTCTGAGGAGACTCAAATATCCAGGCACAAGAGGATTAATAGGCAGGGCCAAGCTTGACACATTAAAAAAGACAACTGTTGCAACATTTCTTGAAGTGGCCAATAGAATTGGTCTTGTCGCTGGCAAAGAATTCACATACAATCAGCAGAGTCATATCATCAAATTCATGAACGGCAGTGAGATTATTCTTGCTGATTTGTTTTTGTATCCATCTGATCCATACATGACGGATCTTGGGGGATTAGAAATCACAGACTTCCTCATTGATGAAGCTGCTGAAGTCAGTGAGAAAGCATTCAACATAGTGAGCTCTCGTGTTCGTTACAAACTGAATGAATTTAATCTTGTGCCGAAAGGACTCATCACTTGCAATCCATCAAAGAACTGGATATATAATCAATTCTATTTGCCATACAAAAATGATTCTCTTCCAGAATACAAGGCATTCGTGCAAGCTCTTCCAGGTGACAATTTGCATCTACCAACATCTTATGTGCAAAGCTTGACGAGACTGCCTGAAGTAGACAGAAAGCGACTGCTTGAAGGAGATTGGGAATATGACAACTCAGCTGATAGATTGTATCAATATGAGGAGCTGATGAGATGCTTCAGGGAGTCAACAGAGAACAATGGTCAGATGTATCTTACCGGTGACATTGCTCGACTTGGAAAAGATAGGACAGTGCTTTGTGTGTGGAATGGAATGACTTGCATTGATATTGTAGTGCTATCTCAAAAGAGAATTGATGAGACGAAGAGAGAAGTGCAGAGATTGATGAGTCAATACAATATCAAGTTGTCAAATGTGCTGGTAGATGAGGATGGTGTGGGGGGTGGATTGGTTGATTCTTTGAGATGTCGGGGATTTCAGAATGGAAGTAAAGCTGTGAGAGGTAGTCAATATCAGAATCTGAAAGCTGACTGCTACTTCAAATTAGGAGAGCTTATTGACAAGAATCAAATCATTCTTCCAATCCGATATCAAGAAGATATTGTGAAGGAACTTGAGCTCATCAGAAGAGTCAATCCAGATGCTGATGGAAAGCTGAAGGTGACAAGTAAAGAGACAATCTCACAGCGAACAGGAGGACTATCACCGGACTTTGCAGATGCAATTATGATGAGAGCTTACTTTGACCTTGTTCCGAATTACAACAAATACGCATTCATTTAAATTGTGTAGATTATTTTCCACAATAGCTGTCGCAAAAGTCTACTATACTTGCGACAAGATAACTCCTAAAAAGTGTAATAATTCATTCACTTTTGTTACAAAACAAAAAGAGCCAGCTGGTAGTAACTGACTCTCTCTGCTAATCTTGTAAATCAAACCCCACCGTTGTGGGTAAACAATATGACTTGACAAATATAGCTGTTCATTTCATCTGTTGAAAAGATACTTATCAAAAGTGATTCAGTTGAAATTCAATCAACTATTTTTACCACATGAAGCATGAAGAGAGCAAAATACAAGAGGCTGTGGTGACATACTTGAGATGTCAATATCCACATGCTCTCCATTGTGCTTCTGCTGGTGGAGTGAGAACATCAATGAAGCAAGCTATAATGATGAAGAGAACAGGCTATGTGAGAGGCTTCCCTGATCTTATGATTCTTGAGCCATCAAAAGAATTCAAAGGTCTATTTATTGAGATGAAGACAGACAAGGGAGTCGTAAGCAAAGAGCAAAAGTGGTGGATGGAGCAACTTAATCAGAGGGGATATAAGTCAGAGATATGCAAGGGATTTGACCAAGCAAAACAAGTCATTGATGAATACCTTCAATAATGAAATAGAAAGACATTATAAGGAATGGCAGAGACTATGCCATGAGCTCTTGCCAGCTCACAAAGATTTGGCTGATGATCTACTCCATGACACATTGATGAAGATACTTGAATCAGATGCAGACAAGATGGATGACATCATCAAACGAGGGAAGATACATGCATATGTGACAAGTGCTCTTCGGCTCGCAGCATACTCCTCAAAGAGCTCATTCAACTATTCGTTTATGAAATTCTCAAGACTTGCTGTGGAGCTCACTTGTGATATCACAGATGATTTGTCATCAGTCATTGCTCAGAGACTTGAGAAGGAACAGCTTGACATATTCATCAGCAGACTTCCATTTTTCGAAAGAGAGCTTCTCTTTCTCTACGCACTTGATGGATTCAGCTATGGACAGCTATCAAAGGAGACAGGAATACCAAAGCCATATCTTTACCAGACAATTAAAAACGCAAAGAAAATTCTACGCAAATCAGTTATCAGATGACAAAAGAAGAATACAATAAGAGGATTGAGACATGCAAGAGCTGTCCTATCTATTCGGACAAGTGGGGTACTTGTGGAGTGCCTACTGATGCCATTAATCCATTCAAGACAGCTGTTGAATTAGATGGCATTCTATTCAAGCCATGTGGATGTCCTGTTGAACACAAGGCAGTCTATGCTGTGAGCAAATGTCCAGCGAATAGATGGCCTGAAATCAGTCAGAAATCAATTCAAGAAGAGACTCTTGAATACATTGCTGAACTCAAGAAAAGGAATAGACTTGTGCCGGGTGACATGGCCAAGATATATCAGCTCAGAAAAGATGTGCTTGGTATCAATGATGGGAAGACTGGCACATCATGTCCTCCATGCTTAGAAAAGATAGTCAATGACATAGAAACAAAGCTAATGCAAGACATAAGACAACAGTCAAAAGAGACTTCAGTAGAAGCTCCAAAGAAGACAATAAAGAGAACTAAAAAGAAAAAAGGAGGTACAGATGCTACTGCTTAAATTGTATTTAATTATTGCCATCATTCACGTGATTGCATTCGTTTCATTCGTTAAATTCTTTCAAACCAAACCACTGAACAAATTCACATGGATAGGGATTGGACTTCTTGCTTTGGGATTCCCTATCTTCTGGATAGGATTCTTAATAGCAAAGATTAACGGGAGAGGGTGAATAAGTCGAGAAGCAACTATTGAAAATCTTTCTCATCTTTGTTGAGTCAATCATGGTCGGAAGAGATTAACAGCAGCGTGATTGATGTATGAGCTACTGTGGGATGACTATCACAGCTCAATGGTATGATAAAGGTATAAGCCATAAGATAGTCAGGAGGGGTAGTCCTTCTAAAGATAGATACCAGACTGATGCACACTACTGATGACATCAGGACACAATTGCGAGAGACTCATCTGACGAGTAAATTGCAATAAGTGGGAATCCAACTCTTTGAGAAATCATTGAGATAGGATACTTCTAATTCTCACTTATGCTCAAGATCTATCTTCTGAGTAAATTATTAATAATAATAAAGTGAACTCTTTTTTCCACTATCTAATATGAGCATATACAAACGAATTAAGAAGACTATTCTCGCATTAGAGAAGATATCTTTTGACTATGATGGAGTCTTAACAACTCCTCAAGGACTCTCTTTAATCAAGAGAAAAATAACAGAGGGATATGATGTATTCATAATCAGTGCAAGAGGAGAGAATAGAAAGAATCCAGTCTATCAATTGGCATCTGAATTAGGAATTGACAGAAGTCATGTGCATATCACAGGGAACAATGCAAACAAAGTGCTCACAATTAAGAGACTTGCCATAAACAAACACTATGACAACAATCCAGACGTTGTGAAAAGAGTGAATGAAATGACAATTGCAGAGGGGGTGCTTGTTAGTTATGAGTGATGATCATGCATTTTTGAGAGCTCAGGTGAAAGCTTTTCATCCTAACTGGAGCAATGAACAAATTGAAGCAGAAATACAGAAGATACTGAAGGGAGATGATGGTGAAGACTGTCTCTATTGTGGATCTTAAAAAAATCAGAAAGCCTCTGAAATCGTACCAGCTGCACTATTATGGTGCAGGCGAACTTCAAGCTTTCTGTTAAATATTAACAATAAATTAAGCTGATACGAATGGATACGCAAATATCTGAATGATATGTATAAACAAAGAATACAAGAAATCTATGAGATAACTAAACAAGAATTAGTAAATGGGATTTGTGATATAGAAGATTATGCTTTAGTTATTGCTGGATTAATTAGAGAGCAAGATTTTGAAGCTTGTGAAGGAATTAGATTAGCTGTTGCAGATTATGGAATAAGCTTAGTAATACAAGAAGAAGAATGATATGTGAGTGAGAATCAAACACTTGTTGACATATAAAAAAGAATGATAAGAAAGCACATACCAATAGACTCTCTCTATATCAGGGAAGACAATCCGCGTCTCTTGAAGAAAGCTAAATTCAAGAAGCTCAAGAAGTCTATTGAAAGCTTTCCAGAGATGATGATGGTCAGACCAATTGTCATCAATGAGAAGAATGAGATTCTTGCCGGCACAATGAGACATCTTGCAGCTCAAGAGCTTGGATGGGAAGAGGTATTTGTGATTCAGGTGAATTGGAGTGAAGAGGAGCAGAAAGAATTCATGATCAAGGACAATACACATGCTGGAGATTGGGACACTGACAAGCTCTTCAATCTTTTTGATGTGCCTGATTTGATGGATTGGTCAGTGCCAGTGGTACATGAAGTCATGCTTGACTCCTTGCCATACTCAGACATCACATTCAGATTCAAGGACAAAGATGCTGACTTCGTCATGAGCACATTGAAGGAGCATGGCAAGACATTGGAAGAGGGACTATTAAACTATTTGAAAAATGGCAAAGGATAAAATCACAACATCACTACAAAAAGCTACAATGCTGGAGTCAATTGAGAAGACATTGGGAGTCATAACTCAGGCGGCTAAGCTTGCCGGTATCACAAGACAAGCTCACTACCAATGGATGCAACAGGATCCAGAATACAAAGCAGCTGTTGAGGCAATCACGGAAGTCTCACTTGACTTTGCAGAATCAAAGCTATTTGAACT